ATACTTTTAATCTGAGTCATCGGTTATTATGAATTCCAGTTGTATGTCTGTGCATGTTGGTGCTTGTTCTTTTGTGGTTTCAACATCTGCCGCCGGATCCGTTAGCACGACTTTCTGCACGCCCTCGGTATGCAGTGCATCATAGATTCCGGATCTTGCTATCATGTTTCCTATCGTTGTGTTCTTGGCTATGTATGCATCCAGCGCATCACGACATTCTTGTTCGGTTACTGCCACACTTGGACTTAGGTACAGATATACCTGTGCGGTTACTTGGTATTCCACAAGCTCTGCACCTTGAACTGTTACTTGGTCCGTCAATGGTCGTCTATCTTCACTGCTCAGATATGATTCCACTGTGTCTATCAAATCTTGACTTGGTGTGCCGTCATCTTCGGTTGATAAAATCGTGACCAGGACTTCGCCTGCATCTGGCGATTTTACACTTGCTGATTTCACTCGTTGGTCTGCACTCAATGCGTGAAACAGATATGCCTTTTCTGATCCGGCAGTGGTTATTGCCTCCATCGCCAATTGTGTTCTGTAACGCAGACGTTCATCTGTTTCGCCTGTCTGTCTGGTCAGACCATAAAACGCTGCGTGGTTATCCAAATCTGTGCCGGTTGCATATGCCAGCATGCATGCTTTGGCTGCCTCGTTGATTCTATTCCTAAGCAAGACCTCTCTGTATGCTGCACATTCCAGCGCAATGATTACTGGGTCGCTTTCTACCAACGCATCGTATGTCGGATCCTTTGACTTGAAATCCACCAGCAGTTCTTCGAATATGTCCTCAAAGGACAGGTTCTCAACTATCGTTGGTGCCGGCAGTTGCGACATGTCGATGTGGTTCGGTGTCAATAAACTTTCAATGTCTGTGTTGTTTGCTGTACTCATTGTATTTCAATTCCGTTTAGGGTTACGTCTTCGCCGGTTACCAGATATTTACCAGTGACATCCAATATCAAATGTCCTTGGTCCATCGATACAACCGACACATTGGTTACTTCAAATCGTGGTTCATAACTGAATAACGCCTCCACGACATCCGCATATATTTCCGCCAGCAGTTCGCCTGTCAGCGGTGCATCCAATCGTTTGAATAATCGGCTGCCATATTCTCGCCGCATTATTCGTGAGCCAATCGGTGTTGATAAAATGTTCGTTATGCTCTGTCGCAAATGTTCCATATCCTCTATGCTGCGACCTGTGTTTATGTTCATACCTTGCATTTTTAACTCGGTTGTTCTGTTGTTGCGGTTGATGGTGTGTCGCCTGCGTTGTAAGAGAACTGGTGCGTATGTGTTGATAACTTTTTACCTTTTCCCTCAACCTCGCCGGTGGCTGTTACTTTACCTGTGGTTGTTATGTTTCCACTTGTTGAAATGTTTCCTGTCGTGGTCACATTACCTTTGTGATTCACATCAACGTTGAATGTAATTTTGTTTGAATCATGTGCCGGTGGTGATTTCGTATCTTGATAAAGTGCTGGCAAAATCATCCCCATTCTTAAGTCGCCATTTGGTGATAACACAATTACTTGTTCACCACTTTTTAATGGTATCCAAGTAGATGTACTTGGTGTTAACCAGGGCATATAATCAGTCGTCAAACTGCCGATTTTTACTTTGGCTTTTGCCTTTGTATAATCGACAGAGATTACTTTACCTATGCGAATTATGTTATTGACCCTACGAAATAATTCCGAAATATCTTTTCCTTGTTCAATGCTCATCGCTGTGTGTTTCTGTTTGATATGTAATTGTGAATGTTAATTTGATTGCACCGTATATTTTGTTGCCATCTATGTTCATATCTGTTTCTGTACTTTTGAATCTCAAGACAGCATTTAATCGGTTTGGCATTTCCCAACCGTCCAACAAACTTTCTATCGTTTCTGCCATAGTATCAAGTTTGTCATCAAGGTCATCTTTACCAATATCCACCGCCTCAACTGCAATTTCTAAATCACGAAACAAACACCCAAATCCATCTGTATCCCACCGTTCTTTTTGCACCGTTTCACTGGTCGTATAAACTAACAGTGCTGGCAGATCCTGATCAAACAAAACCTTTGAACGTGATGTGAATACATTCGCAAATTCTGTTCGCAATTGTTCTGCGATCTGTTCTCTAATATCTTGTCTTGCGTGTGTCATTGTTCGTGTAATACCAATTTGCGTGATCCTGGTATGTGGTGTTCGATATTCATTACCTGATATGTAACACCCCAGATTTCAACATAGTCGCCTTGTAATGGTTTCGGATAACTTTCTGGGAAGTCTATCAACCGCACAAATAAAACTATCTGTGCGGATGATATATCTGTACCAGCATTATTCAGTGAGACTTCCATATAGCTTTTATGAAAATCGCCTATGATTGCGAATGCTGGATATTGAGTATTCTTCGGGCGGTATGTAACTGGCCGCCCGAAGATTTCCATGCTTGGTTTATTTACAAAATTATCAAAGTCAAACATTGTTTACTCTGTTTTTGTTATATTGACCAAACATGCATGTTGCCAGTAGCCATAGCCAACATTACGCCAGCTATCAACGCCATACTGGTGTGCATCGTGGTCGAATTCATATTCCGACCCCTCAGCTTTGGCTTTGACTTGAACCGCTGTTTCTTCTTGGCGGATAAAGGCTTTTACGTCCCCATCTGCTCGGAATACATAGATTTTGTCTCCGTCAGATAATCTAGGATTGGCCGCCACTGCGATATCAAGATCTGCCAAAACCTTTACAGGATTGCTTGCGCCACCTACGGACAATGGCACTGCCAATGCCGCTTTAGCAACGAACCACAATTTTACTGGGACCATTACTAAGAACTTGGATGCGTTTTCGTTCATCGGTTCGCCTTGGTCATCTTTGAATCCAATGATCTGTTGGATTCCTGCCAAGATTGCTTCACGCAATGCTGCTTCCGTTGGAGCATCCACTGTACCGACTTCGCCGTTGATGGCAGCATTTGCCAAATCAAACGTTACGATGTTCGATTGTGTTCCGGAACGTCCCTCTTTGTGATCGCTGGCAAAGAACTTTTTGCCGTCATAGCAATCTGTTGTTTCGCCTTTGGTTATCAATTGTGACAACAACAATGCCCAATGGCTGTTTGTTCTTGTCGCCAATTCGCCAATGCGAACTTTTACTTGCCCCGTTTTATCACGACGCAAGTGTTTTACTGGGATATCAAGTGTCGCCTCGAAGTGTTTATTTTCGATTGTGATGCCGTTGGATGTAAATCCTTTAGCATGACGACCACCGACCCATTCACGCATGACGGGCGATTGTCCGATCCATGCGTATTCCTCTGTGTCCTGATCAGATGTGAAATAGTTAGAAATGGCGGTTATCCATTCTAATCCATCGTTCTGATTAAGACGTTTATAGAACTCGCCGATAATGGCTCTTGAAGATAATCTATTCATTTTTATTGTCCTTCTGTGTTAGCTGGGGTTTCTGGTTCATCTGATCCTGGGGTATCATCACCGTTTGGTGTGTCAGTACCAGATGGTGTTTCCGTTCCGCTTGGAGTTTCTGTACCGGATGGTGTGTCATCACCACCTGCAGGTGTTTCTGATCCACTTGGGGTTTCCGGTTCGGTTGTTTCTTCTTCCGCTACGGTTTCTTTGTTGTATAAGAAATCAAACGCCACGATTGCGTGTGTCGCATCTTCCAAACGCAACACTTTGCCTAAGTAATCGCCGTCAGATCCCAACGCAAACGTATCGTCATCTGTTGCTACAACATCGCTACCGATACTGGTTTGTTCCAAACTTGCGATTTCCAAGCAGACTTTACCGCGAGCTTTTACATTAACTTTGGCTTCGCCGTTTTGTCCTTTTGTGTTATCCACTTCATCTTTCGCAAAACCAACAATCTTGTCGCCAGCTTGGAATGGACGTGCATATCCGTCATTCAACCCGACCAACATTCCTTGGAAGATATGAACACCTGCTGCCAATGAAACAGTGTTTGTATCCGCCTGTGTTTCAAAGTCACGTATTTTATTTGATGTTATTTTCGCCATGTCTTATTCCCCTTTGGTTTGGATTTTTACTTGCCCGTTTTCCTGTGCAACGCAGTAAGCAACAAACGCATCCTTGTCCCCACCAAATTCGGCACGAACTTCTGGATTGTTTGCCCATTCATTTTTTGCACGTTCTTCCGGTGTTGCACCCTTGCTCATTTTTGCCACTGGCTTTGTGCTTGGTTTTACCTGTGGCATAGAACTTGCGGCCTTTTTCAGACCGTTCAGATAATCGCCACCTTTGGCTTTCTCTGCTTTTACGATTTGTAACGCCAACTTTTCTGCCGTCATATTTGGATCGGCTTTCGCTTTTGCCAACAAGTCTTCATGACCTGCGACAGCTACTTCATCCAATGCTAAAAGACGTTCACGTTCTGCTTTCGCACCCTCGGCACGATAGGCAGCGATCTGGTCTTTTGAGATAGCGGCAGGCTGTTGTTCCTGTTTTGCTTTCTTTGCATCCATGCTGTTTTCTCCTTTGTTTTTGGTTGATAGTTGTTTGATGGTTGTTTCGTAGTCCCCAATCTCATCGGCCATGCCTGCATTGACTGCCGCTTCGCCGACCATTACACCGCCTTGACCGAAGTCTGTTTTAACGGTATCTGTTCCTACGTTTCTGTATGTGGCAACCGATTGGATAAATTCGGCTTCCAGCGCATCAAGTTCGGAACGGATTGTTGCCTCGCCCTCGGGTGTGCGTGGGTCTGGTCTTTTGTTCTTGGCATTTGAAGATACGATTTCGATCTGTTTGTATCCATCAGAGTCCGGTTGTTCCTGCACCGCAACGCTGGATACCACACCGATGCTGCCAAGTAATGCTGTCTTTTGTGCGACTATGTTGCTTGTAGCTGATGCCAACCAGTATGCAGCCGAGCAACAATTGCGGCCAACGTATGCCCATATCGGTTTCTTTTGTGTCGCCTTGTGAATAATGTCCGCCATTTCAGATGGTCCAACCGCCACGCCCCCGGGACTGTCTATATCCAACAGGATTGCGTGGACTTCCGGATCATCTAATGCGGCCTGTAAATCTCGTGCCAACAGATCCAATGCTGTACCACCCATCAGAAACGTGAACACATCGGCACGTGGCGTTATAACACCATGGACGGGTATTACCGCCACCCCATCTCGAATGCTCGCTGTGTGCGTGTTTATGAGGGGTTTCTGGGCAAACAAAGAAAGGCCCGACTGGACCTCTCTGAATGTTGCCTTTACACCTTGCATCGCTGTTGGTTCTATTGCCCAATGTTTAGCAATAGTTTGTAAATCAATCGTCGTTTTCTTCATTCTCGTTGCCCCCATTTATGATTGCGGTTAATCCTGCCTCGGTTCGCAATTTCTG